GATTCTGTCATTTGTTGTGCAGGAAAAAATTCTATTGCAAAAGCAAAGAAGGGCAGTTGGATCACACTGGCTGAATGGCAATGGTCAGATGAAAAAGAAAGAACTGTTCCAGTGTGTGTGAAGACGGAATTTGTTGATGGTGAGAACATCAAAGAAGATACATTTTACAAATTGATTAATGGTGAATTTGTTGAAGTTTAGTGCTGAAAAAACACCTTGATTTTTGCAAAAAGTATTTAAAGCAAAAAAACACCGACAAAACCAGTGAACACAAGGGGTTTGGGGGTTTTGATAGGTGCAATATAATATTATGCATTCGTTGCACACAGAAAGGGTGAAAAAATGAAAAGATTATCAATTGATAAAGTTATTGATTTAGTCGTGAAAAACATAATGATCTCGCAATATGTTAATTACAATTTAACAGGCAGAAAATGTATTTCAGAATATGATTTTGCATTAAATAAAATTCCGAAGTTACTCAAACAATTAAAGGCATATAAGGATGCGGAAAAACAAGGGTTGCTGTTGCGGTTGCCGTGTAAGATTGGAACAACAGTTTATAGCATTGACCGACAAATATGGATTGACGAAAAAGGTTGTAAAGATTGCGTATATTATGCTGTTGATGGTTCTTGCGATTACGAAGAAGAACATCCCGCTTGCACAAAAGTATATGAAACAAAATTCAAATTCAATATGTGTGATGAGTTCGGCAAAACAGTATTCCTCACAAGAGAAGAAGCAGAGCAGGCATTGGCAGATATAAAAGGAGTGTGAGCAGATGCAAGAAATATTATTGTCAATACATCCAAAGTATTGGGATTTAATAAAGATCGGAAAGAAAACAATTGAGGTTCGCAAGTCTAAACCAAAAATAGTGTCTTATCCGTTCCGTGTTCATGTATATGTGACAGGTGGAATCGGAGTTGTTGGAAAGTTTGATTGTGATTCAATAATTACAACAATCAGACCTTCCCATTTAGTGAACGGAAGTTGCCTGACGGAAGAAGAATTGACGAAGTACGCATCAGAAAAACCGCTTTGCGGATGGCATATAAAAGAAGGAAGCGTTGTTGAATATGAATGCCCTATTTCACTTGAATATGCCACTGGTCTGAAAAGACCACCGCAATCATGGCAATATTTAAACGGTGAAAAGCAATGAATAAGAACGATTTGAAAGAGAAATTGCAAGAATTCATTTTGGAGCAGTTGGAAGATGAAAAAAGTGAAAACACCTTGAAGAAGTACAAGCACAATATTGATGTATTTGTTGATTGGCTTCCTGAAGAAAGGGAAATTGACAAAACCATTGTCATTGATTTCAAACGTCATCTTCTTGATGATCTGCATTTCAGTACAAACACAATAAACAATTACATTGTTTCAATCAATAAGTTTTTGTACTGGTGCGGAATTGAAGACAGCAAGGTCAAGCAGTTGAAAAAGCAACATACTACATCCAACAGTGAAATTCTATCATTGTCAGATTACAAACGTCTTTTGCGTTTTGCAAAAAGAATGAATCAGGATGATACATATTTGATTATGAAAATACTTGCAATGACTGGTATTCGTATTGAGGAATTATCCTTCTTCACAGTTGAAAATATGAAAACAAATTACATCAAAGTGAGGAATAAAGGAAAAGAGCGTTCAATCATTATCAGACAAGACCTTGCAAGGGAAATCAGGCAATATTGCAGGAACAACAACATCAAGGAAGGTGTCATTTTCTTTTGTCAAACTAAGGGCAAAATGATGGCAAAATCAACGATTTGGCGCAGGATGCAAAAGATAGCAGGCGTTGCAAAAGTCAGGAAAAACAAAGTTCATGCACATTCTTTCAGACATTTATTTGCAAAGATGTTCTTGGAAGAATACAACGGAAGCATTGCGGAACTGGCTGACATTCTTGGACACAATGCACTTGAAACAACAAGAATCTATGCCAAAACAACAGATGAAGAAAAGCGCAGAAAACTTGAAAAGATAAAGTTTTAATGAAAAGCATCTGAAAATTCAGAAACATTGCAAGAAAGGAAATGAAAAAATGAACAAAGTAATTTTAATCGGCAGATTGGTGGCTGATCCTGAAGTGAGATACAGCCAAGGAGAAAATTCAATTTGTATTGCAAGATACAGACTTGCTATTGACAGAAGACACAAAAAAGATGGTGAAGCAGAAGCAGATTTCATTCCATGTGTTGCATTAGGCAAGCAGGGCGAATTTGCTGAAAAATATCTTCGCAAAGGTTTGAAGATTGCTGTCACAGGAAGAATCCAAACTGGAAATTATACCAACAAAGACGGTCAAAAAGTTTATACAACAGACGTTATTGTTGAAGAACATGAATTCTGTGAAAGCAAGGGAACATCTGCACAGAACAATGCACCTGCATCACAGGCTGATTCAGATGGTTTCATGCAAATTCCTGATGGTATTGATGAAGAATTACCATTCAACTAGAAAGAAGGGAATCATGTGAAAGTAGACCACAAGCCAACACAAAATGAAAGAATTATATCATACATGAACCAGTTTGGAAGCATTACACAACTTGAAGCATTGCAAGATTTGGGTGTCATGCGTTTGGCTTCAAGGATTTCAGACCTTCGCAGATTGGGTTATCCAATAGTTAGTGACACAGAAACAGTCAAAAACAGGTACGGTGAAAAGTGCCATATTAAAAGATACAGAATGGAAGGCGGTGCATCTAATGAATGAGAAATTAGAGCAGAGAAAAGCAATGATGATAAATAACACATTGAGAATAATGTTATTTGCAATATTAGCATTTCTTTTCAACAAATGGTGGATTGTATTATTTTCAGGATTGTTCCTTGTTTGCGAAAAAGATGAAAGAAATGGTGGTGCGGAATGAAAGAATTTATTGAAAAACTGATTTGCAAGTTAGAAGAAAAACGAAATTTATATACTGATGTTTTAGAATCAATGCCTAATAATCAAGTTGTTAAAGGAAAAGTAACTGGTCTTTGTGAATCAATTCAAATCGTCAACGAACTTGCAGAAGAATACAAGGGCGGTTGGATTCCTTGCAGTGAGAGATTGCCGAAAGAATATAATAGGTATGTGTGGCTTAGTTTTACGAATCAATATTGTTCTTATGTTCAAAAAGCACATTGGGAATGTGGAAAATTCAAATGGTTAAATGGTAGAAATATAAAAGATGAACCTGTTGCATGGAAACCGTATTTTGCACCTGAACCATATCAGCCGAAAGGAGATCAAACAGAATGAAAGAGATCACAAGAGTTATAGAAGCAAAAGTGACATTGATTGAAACAATGCCTGTTGATGATGTAGAAACCATCATTGCATCAAAAAATGAAGCAGAAAACAACGTGAAAAGCACTTTGATGAAGTTATACGGTGCAAGTGATGTGCAGGTGGAAATCAAAGATTTTGTAATGGACAAGGAAGGGTTGAAGAATGGAAAAAGAATTGAAGAAGGATCGTGAATGTATTCAATGCGAAAAATTCTTTGAATGCGAAGGAAAACCAAAAAATGTGAAATTGTGTGTTAATTTCAAAGAAAGGAAAAAGGACAATGGCAGATGTTAAATGGATAAAGATGTCTACTGGTTTGCCTGACAATAAAAAAATAAAGCAAATTAGGGCACTTCCTGATGGTGACACAATTGCTTTGATGTGGGTTTTTCTGATGTGTCTTGCAGGTGAAGTCAATGAATATGGAATGGTATATTTCACACCTGAAGTTCCATACACAGATGAAATGTTAGCCGAACATTTTAGTATAGACCTTAACACAATCAGACTTGGTTTGGCAACATTTCAGCGTTTTGGAATGATTGAAATTGTTGATGAAATCATTTGTTTGCCTTCATGGGAAAAGTGGCAGTCTGTTGACAAACTTTCTGAAATTCGTGAATACAACAGGATCGCAAAGCAAAAATCAAGGGCAAAGCAAAAACAAAAACTTTTAAAAAGTGTCAATGACAAGTCAATGACAAGTCAACCGTGTCAAGACATAGATAAAGAAGGAGATAAAGAAGTAAATAAAGATAATTATATATATATTGTCGATTATCTGAACCAAAAAGCAGGCACAAAATATCAAGCATCTTCAAAGAAGACACAAACCTGCATTCACGCAAGACTTGCTGAAGGATTCCAAATTGATGATTTCAAGACAGTCATTGATAAAAAGTGTGCTGAATGGATTGGCACTGAATGGGAAAAGTATTTGCGCCCTGAAACGCTATTTGGTACAAAATTTGAATCATATCTGAATGCAAAGGTGACAACGAATCAAAAACCAGTGAACACAGGTGTTCCAGTCGGAAGCAGTCAAGATGATCTTGATGACCTGTTTTGATAGTTTAGGAGAATATCATGGCACTATGTGAAAACTTTGATTGTCGAAGGCGTTCATACTGTCGAACAAAGGCAGGTTGTGAAAATTCCTGTTTGATTGCCTTAGACATATACAAATACGGTGCTTGCTTGAATAAAGAATCTTGTAAAGATACAGATTTATATAAACAAAGGCAAGCAGAAAAAGAATATTGGCTGAACAAGCGATAAATCAAGAATTGACGAAAGGAGCATACAAAGCAATTATGAACGGACAAAAAGCAATGATTGATGAATTGACAGACAGAATCAGTGCAACAGTTCCAAGGGCTGAAAATGAATATATGGGTGAAGATGGTCTTCTCCATTGTTCGGAATGTCATGAACCAACAGAAACAAAAATTATGCATCCGTTTACGAATGAACCAAAGAAGGTGCGGTGCATATGCGAATGCAGGCGAAAGGAACAGCAAGCGCATGAGGAACGAGAAAAGCAAGATGAACAAGACCGACAAAGAAGAATCTGTTTTGCTGAAACCAACATGAAGGACTGGAACTTTGCCAATGATGACAGAAGGAATGAAAAGTTGTCAGATGCCATGCAAAATTATGTGAAGAATTTCACTGATTTCAGGAAGGATGGAAAAGGACTTCTTCTTCATGGCACTGTTGGAACTGGAAAAACATATTTTTCAGCCTGCATTGCAAATGCGTTGATTGATGAAGGTTACACAGTTTTGATGACTAACTTTGCAAGGCTGACAAATCAGATTCAAGGAATGTTTGAAGGGAAACAGAAGTTCATTGACAGTCTGAACAGATACAGTCTTCTGATAATTGATGATTTGGGCGCAGAAAGAAAGTCTGAATTCATGCAGGAAATGGTCTTCAACATCATTGACAGCAGATACAGATCAGGGCTTCCGTTCATCATCACAACGAATCTGACAACAGATGAAATCAAAAAGCCACAAGATATTGGCTATTCAAGGATATATGACAGAATCCTTGAAAGATGCTTTCCTGTGGAAGTATCAGGAGCAAGCAGAAGAAGGCAGAATGTGAAGGACACGTTCTTTGATGTAAAAGACAAACTTGGGTTATAAGTTGAAATTATGGGGGAAGCAATGTGAATGATTTAAGAAGAAACGGTTCAGGCTTTTATGACCTGACAGCATATCAAGCAATTATGAATGTAGAGAAAGAAAGAGGTAAAAGAAGAATGAAAGCAAATGAATATCAGAAATTAGCAAGCAGAACAATCAACAATTGTTTAACAGAAGAAGGGCAGGAAAAACACGCACTTCATGGAATGGTTGGTGAAATCGGTGAATTACATTCACTTTACCAAAAGAAATATCAGGGGCATGAATTTGATGCGGTCCATGCGAAAAAAGAACTTGGCGATCTGATGTGGTTTATTGCGGAATACTGCACAGCAAAAGGATGGAATCTTGAAGATGTGATGCAGTTGAACATTGACAAACTGAAGGCAAGATTTCCTGAAGGATTTGACATTGAAAAATCGTTGCACAGAAAAGCAGGTGACATTTGACAACACTATTTGAAAGAAAGGGAAAGCAAATGGAAGCAAAAAAATTTCTAAAACAATTAGAAAAATTAGACCTTATGATCACAAACAAACTAGCAGAAAAACAGCAATGGAAAGCAATTGCAACTGGTACAACTGCATCAATTGGTGGTGAAAGGGTTCAATCATCAGGAAGTCAGCAGAAAATGGCTGATGCAGTCAGCAGGTATATTGACATTGAAAGGGAAATAGATGAACAGATTGATAAATTGATAGATACAAAGCAAGATGTCATCAGTGTGATCGAACAATTAAAGCCAATTGAATATGACATTCTGCACAAGATTTATGTGCAATATATCAAACTTTATGAAGTGCCTGATATTTATGGTAAAACATATAGTTGGGCAACAACGGTTCATGGCAGGGCATTGAAGAATGTGCAAGCAATCTTGGATGAAAGGGCAGGTGGCAAACGTGAAGAAGATATTTAAAACAATAGCGTTCATATTATTGGTTTCATACATTCTGCTTTTGTCGGCTGTGAGTGTGTTTTGTGAAGAACCGCATGGTGAATCTGCACTGGTAGAATGGGAAAGGGGTGGTGTGTAATGAGTAATAATGACATTATTGCAGAATATGTGAAAGAAAAATATCCTGAACTTCTCACAGGTGCGGATTTTGCAATTTACAAAACAGGTGTTGTTCTCAGGGAAATTGTAAATAATTGCGCAGAATCACTGAAAAAGATTGATTTCAAGGAATTAAAAAGATTGGCTGATGAAATAAATGAAACAAAAAACAAATAACGATTTATGAAGGTGAGAAAATATGAATATGAGAAGTATATATGCTAACCCATATAAATATGCGTGCAAGTGCGATATTCCTATTGAATTAGCAAAGATTGCTTGCTTAAAACATAGGCATATTAATAAAGAGCAGAGAAAACACAAGGCATATTGCCCTAGTTGCAGTTCTAAACATTTATATTTTGAAATGGGTTCGTATGAAGAAGGTTACAGCGATTTTTTTGAATGTGAAGATTGCGGAGAAACATTTGATCCAAGTGAAATACCAAATGTGGAATATTTTGATTTCATGGGTTGGGCTGATTTTGATGCGGTTTTGTATTTCAGTAGTACGGAAAACAAATCCGAAGGTTGGAAGGAAGCGTGCGGAGCAACAACACATGAAGAGTGGCTTGAATTTGCAAAAGCAAACATAATTGGCAAGCGTACAATTGAAATTTGACAAACTGTGACGTTTGTGCATGTATTGTGACTTTTTTGCAACTAATGTGACTAAATAATATTTTACAACTGATTTTGGGCGTGATACAATTAGAATGTCAAAAATATGAAAAGCACTTGGCAGAAATATGTCAGGTGCTTTTTGTGTTTCATTCTTTGGACAATAGGCGAACAGCGTGTACAGCACCAGCAGTTTTTTGGTCCATGAACTTTTCACTGTGAAGCCTTCCTAAGTGGTCACAATCGGTGGTCACGAATGGTGCTGACAGGACTGTTCTACATATAGAAAGTTGCAAAGCCTTTAATTTATTTTAAGGGCTTTTTTATTGTACACAAATACAAATGGGGTGATGCGGTATGAGAATACCAACAGACATTTCACTTGCATCATATATCAGGAAACTAATTGCAGAAGATAAGATTGCAGAGTTCTACCAATCGGAAGACTGGAAAGAACTGCGTGCTGATGTATTGGAAGAACACAACAACGAATGTCAGGAATGCTTGAAGCGTGGCAAATACACCAAAGCAGATTGTGTTCACCATGTCAACGAAGTCAGACACAGACCTGATCTTGCACTAAGTAAGACATACACAGACAGTGAAGGACAGAAACAAAAACAATTGCTTCCGCTTTGCAACACTTGTCACAATATTATTCATGATAAATTGGGGCATTGGCAAAGGAAAGACAAGTTCACAAATGAAGAATTGTGGTGATACTCCCCCCCACTCCCCATAACCCTTTTTTCTGAAAGAGGGCGAAAAA